AGAAGTATAGTCAAGAGTTACAGTTTCGCCAATAGCTATACCATGTTTGGTAACAGTAATTGTAACAGTGGTTCCAGATTGGCTGTATGTCCCTGTTTTTGATGTTCCTTCACCAGTAGGTGTAAAAGTAAAGCTTGCTTGGTCATTTGCTCTACTATCTAAAAATGCTTCAATCACATCTGCATCTTCTTCAGATTCATTAAATTGTACAGAAAATGTTTTTGGGTTTTGATGACTAGCTAAACCAAACAAAACTCTGTGTTCATAACCATCTGCAAAACGTACAAGTCTTTTAAATGGTGCTGATTTTTTATTAAAGCCAACATATGTAGGAGTAAATGATGGAAAAGTAGCCATTATGCAAGTAAACCTCCGGGTCGTTTTTCTTGAATTAACTGTGCTTGTATTGCAGTAGAAAGAACAAGACCAAGCTCCCTGCTTTGCTGTTCATTACCTTCTACACTAGAGCCTGATGCATCTACATTAACAACAATATTATTTGTTACGCCACCGCTTATACGATTATTTGGAATTATTGTACCAGCAGAAGTAGGTACAAATAATTCTGGTCCTTTCTCGCCAACGATTGATGCTCTGCCAACACGAGGTCTACCACCATTAGCAAATCCGGGT